GTTCTAGCAAGCGTGGGTACTCATCCAGATGATATTCTGGAAGACGAGGACAAAGACGAAAAAGCTGAGGGTGGTGAAGTTCGTGCAGATGACGACTCCGCGGCTGATGACGAAAACCATGCTGACGACGAAGATGGCGAAACGGATGACGAGCGAGAGCAGATCCGAGAAGCCCGACGCGAAGAACGTCGCCTGAAGAAGGCTCTGCAAAAAGAACGTGAAGCCTCATCGAAGCATAAAATTTCTGCGCTTGAGCGTCGAAATGAAGACTTGGCAAAACGATTGGCCGCTGTGGAGAATACCGCAGCATCTTACCAATTTGCACAAATCGACAAGGCATTGGACGACGAGGGTACTCGCGTCGAATACGCCAAAATGAAAATGATGGAAGCGGCCCGTAATGGTGACGCCGCGGCCCAGGTGGAATTCCTGGAGCATTTGACTGAATCGAAACAAAAACTTCAGCAACTGCAACATTATAAGAAGCAACAGCTGGAAGCCGCTAAGGCTCCCCGCCAAAATGTGCCTAACCCGGCCGCATCGGAAATTCAACGTAACGCCTCTGATTGGCTCAAGAAGAATTCCTGGTACGACCCACAGGCACGAGATACAGATAGTAGAATTGCCAAAGTAATTGATTCCGATTTAGCTTCTGATGGATGGGATCCAGCAGACCCAGAGTACTGGGATGAGTTAGATAGCCGTCTTTCAACACGTCTACCCCACCGCTATGCGGCCAAGGGTGGAGCGAAACGAGCCAATCCTACGGCATCTAGTCGTACAGCCTCCGTCGCGGCCAATAAGCCGGGGCAGATCACGCTTAGCCGTGAACGAGTGCAAGCGATCAAAGATGCCGCGTCTTGGGATAATGTTGAAAAACGAAATAAAATGATCCGCGCTTATGCTGCGTACGATCGTGCTAACAAAGGATAAATGAAATGACAAATACACGAATCAAACGGGACATCGAAGATCGCTTAGCCGACCGAGTCCAAGAAGTTAAGGAACGCTCATTAGTTAATGAGTCTTCTAACGCACAACGGGAACGCGTAGAGGCGTTTCGTGACAAATGGCAGAATAGTGCACTGCCAGACATTCCCCGGGACGCAATTCCGGGAATGCATTTGTGTTGGTTGTCGACGACGAACACATATGACAGTATCGACAAACGTATTGCATTGGGTTATGAACCAGTTAAAGCCAGCGAGTTAAACAAAGGCTTTGAAGGACTAGGTAAGATGAATTCGGGCAAGTTTGAAGGCTGTATTTCTTGCAATGAGATGGTTCTTTTCAAATTGCCAGAAGAAGTTTATCAAGAAGTGATGAGAATGATGCACCTCGAGGATCCCCTCGAACATCAACGCAACATTACCTCCTCGGTCCGTGACACGGCTCGTGAAGGCAAAGGTGGCCGATCTATTCTTGAAGGCGGTATTCTGGAAATGGAAAAGGAAGCTCGAAAAGCGACTAGCAATATTCGTTTCTAATAACAACTTCAAACAAAGGAAATTTAAATGTCAGTAACATTACAACCCTTTGGCCTGAAACCAGTATACCACCCAAGTGGTTTGGATCGTGCGATGCAATTCGCCGGTACAAACAGCTTTGTTCAAGGTACTTCTGGTTACACTGCCCCCTACGCGTTGTCAAGCGGCCAATCTTTTTGGCAGTTTCAACCCGTGGCAGTGAACTCTTCTGGTCAATTGACAATCGCAGCCTCCGCCGCCACCGGCACCAGCGGTACTGCAACCAGCACAGTGTACGGTGTTTTCGACGGTGTGGAATACACATCTTCTGAAGGCCGCCGCTCTGTCGCCAAGTACGCTTCTTTGCTTACTTTGAACTCTGCTACCAGCATCATTTTCTGGATCTTTACTGACCCAGCATTGATCTACGAAGCTCAAGTTCAAGGTTCTGCAACTGCTGCATCTATCGGTCAAGAATACAACTTCAGTACGACTACTGCTTACACTCCTGCTGCTGGTTATTCCATCGGTAACGGTGGCGCCGGTTTCTCGACAACTGCTTTGTATCCTACTCCCGTAGGTTCCGGCAATCAAGGTCAAGTCCGCGTCGTCGGTCTGGGTCGTGAAGTCGCATTCCCTGCTGGTGAACTGAATCAATGGGGCGATGCTAATACCATCGTTCAAGTTCAGATCGCCAACAACGCCTTCGCCGCTCCGTCGGTCTCGGTTTAATTAACAACGAAAGGATCTAAGCCATGGCAACCCCTATGCGTAGTACGGACTTTCGTGCGGTAGTCGAACCGATTATCAACGAAGTCTTTGATGGTGTCTATGAACAACGTGCAGACGAATGGAAAGGCTTTGTAGAGCAAGTCCAGGGTATCCCACGTAATTATCACGAAGAAGTGATGCTGTACGGCATGAATGCCGCCCCAGCCATGCCTGACGGCACTCCCGTCAGTTATGACCAAGGCGGTACTCTGTACATCACACGTTTTATCTATCAAATCTATGGCTTGGCTTACGCCTTGACCAAAGTGCTGATGGAAGACGGTGATCATATCCGTATCGGTAGCACCTTTGCAAAACATTTGGCTCAATCTATGATTGAAACCAAAGAAACCCTCTGTGCCAACTTGTTGAACTTCGCGTTCACTTCTGGCTACATCGGCGGCGACGGCGTGACTTTGATTAACACTGCTCACCCAATCGCTAACGGCGGTTCTTACTCTAACCAATTGTCTACTGCTGCTTCTTTGAGCCAAACTTCTGTTGAACAGTTGTTGATTCAAATCCGCTCTGCAGTGGATAACAACGGTAAGCGTATCCGCCTGAAGGCCGAGCAGTTGGTTGTGCCTCCTGCTTTGGAATTCCAAGCTGAAGTTATCTTGAAGTCTGTGCTGCGTAGCGGTTCAGCTGATAACGATTTGAACCCAATCAAGTCCACCGGTATGCTGCCTAAAGGCACTCACGTTGTGACTCGTTTGAGCTCATCTAAAGCCTGGTGGGTTCAAACTGACGCTGAAAACGGTCTCATGCTCGTTAATCGCCGCAACCTGGAGAAATCCATGGAAGGTGACTTCGAGACTGACTCGATGCGTTACAAAGCCACCGAGCGTTATGCTACCGGTTGGCACGATGCCCGTAACATCTACGGTACACCCGGAGTCTAATTCCGGCATCTTAAAAGGGTCCACTCAAAAGGTGGGCCTTTTTTTTTCGTCTGTGCATAATTGAATTCACGCAAAACAAGCTCAAATACACAGTTTTTTATCAGTTATGCATGAAAAATGCAGGATAAATTGAATAGATAGCTGTGTATTTGTGTTTGGGGCGTTTTTAGTCAAAAGTTCGCATTAATAGAAATAGGAAGAATTGCCCCACATAGGGCCCCGCTGCTTCCCGGGGCTACGATCAAGCGACTGTGGGGGGCTTAAAACTCTTGATAGGAAAAATCAAATGTCAGTTACCTTTAATCAGCCGGTTCGTATTTATAAGTTCAACAATTCGTCGAACAACGGCACCATGGCTCCCGATAACACGGGTGCAGCGCGCGCGTCACAACAAGCGTTCGTTACTAACCCAATCGCCACAACCACTGGCGTCGCTACTGTGTTGACCACTGCTGCTCTCGGCACTTCTACCGTGGCTCCCTTTGTATTGCCCGCTGGTTCGATCATCGAAGCAGTCTCCTTGTATCAAGACGTAGCCGCTGGTGGCTTGGTCGGTGGTCTGATCACTGTGTCGATCAACCAACCTAACCCAACAACTGGCGTTGTGACCACTACCGCAATCGGTACGATCACGCCTACTGCAGCTGGCGGCGTTATTGCTGGCGTGTTTACTGCTACTGCAGCAACTGCTGCGATCTTGGAAAACGTCGGCTTGACTGATGCCACCTTGACATTCTCGGCAGCTTCGGTGACCACATTGACCAGCGGTTCTGTTGGTGGCAATATCTCTGTGAATTACACAGCTCGCAATTACACTGGCTCGATCATCAACGTTGGTCAAGGCTTGACTAACAAGTAATTAATTGCCTCGGGGGCTTCGTGCTCCCGAGTTAACTTTAAAGGAAATTAATTATGACACTCAAAACGAATTTAACCCAAACGTCACCGCCACATTCGGTAACAGTTCAAGGAGCTTATGAGCCGTTTGAACTTCAAGTAGCTCGCAATCAAATCATGGGCCATGAAGTGGTCAACGTCTTTGGTTACGCATCCGCGGTCAGTACCAGCTTTGTGTCTGTGTGGGAAAACAACGCTGCGTATGTGTTTCCTACTGTTGCTTCGACTATGGTTGTGTCTAGTAGCTCCGCTTCCGACACGGCAGTCAGCGTTCAAATTTTCGGCTTAGATGCAGACTACAACCGTATTACGGAAGTAGTTGCGTTGAATGGCACAAGCAATGTGACGACAACAAACGTGTATTGGCGCATCAACAACGTGATAACCGTTGCTGGCGCTGCTGTTGGAACCGTGTACGTTAAGAACGCAGGCGGTACGACCTATGCGCAAATTGCCATTGGCAGCGGTAAAACAAACATGTCTGTTTACACCGTCCCCGCAGGCTACACAGCATACCTAACTCAGTTTGATGCATTCTCATCTACCTCAGTAACTTCTGGCGTATTTGCGACCTTTAGAGGGTTGATTACAAGCTCTACAGGCATTAATAACGTGGTGATTCAAGCTCCGTTTTTAAACACGTATGCTGTCACACGCCCCTACCCAACTCCAGTGTTTGAAAAGTCGGACATGCAGTTGCAATGTAAATCTAGCGGCGCAGGCTTAGGCATCGGCGTTTTAGGCATCGGCGTGTTAATCAAGAACGACGGTCAATCAGCGTAAGGTAAGTAAATGGCAGTCTTTCTTGACACCAGTAGTTATTCTGTTTTGTCTGTGTCGGTCTGTGACCGATGCAACAGAAAGTTTCCATATGTAGAACTCATGCCGGATCCAAACTTCCCTGGCATGAGGGTCTGCAAGGACGACCTAGATGACTTTGATCCTTGGAGACTGCCTGCGAGACAAACGGAAAACATTGCCTTACGTTTTCCTCGCCCCGATGTTTCAGTTGCGACTGGACCAATTGGCGGCAATGAAATTATGACTGAAAATGGATTTCAAAATGATAATTCACTTTTCATTCAAGGCACAAATCAAACATACGCCAACAACACTGGCAACTTGAACACAAATAGTAACGTCGTACCATCGCCTGCTATTCTGTACCCATATATCGAAATCGTCGCCCCTAACACTGGGTCAAAGGCTGGCGGCACTTCAGTGGTACTTACCGGTGCAAACTTCACCGCGGTCAACACGGTTCGTTTTGGTGGTGTGATTGCCACATTTAATTTAGTTAGCTCAACCGAAATTGTTGCCATTGCTCCGGCATACGCGGTTACCGGTGTCGTTGATATTGCTGTTATATCTCCATTTGGAACTGGCACGTATTACGGCGGTTTTACCTATACCACATAAGAAAAATAAATGGCTAATCAGAGTATCACGCAACTACCGGTTGCAACCGATTTAACCGGCAACGAACACGTTGCGGTTGTTCAACGTGGTGTAACTAAGCAGGCTTCTGTTTCCCAGATTGCCAATGCTGCTGCACCCGGTAAACTGATTACAAACGTAGCTTTAAATCAATACAATTATTATTTAATCTTTTATTATAGTGACGGTACTACGTCTGAGACTGGCCCAATACCTGGGTTTGTTTCGGCGACTATTGACTCCAACGGTCATTTGATTCTAACCGAGACAACCGGCGCAACACTCGATTGCGGTCCGGTTGTTGGCGCTTCTGGTTACTCGGGTATCTCGGGTTACAGCGGTTCCGGCGTATCAGGCTATTCTGGTTTCTCAGGTATCTCTGGATATTCGGGCTTCTCCGGTATTTCCGGTTACAGCGGTTTCTCCGGTATCTCTGGCTTCTCGGGTATTTCCGGTTATAGCGGTATCTCTGGATATTCCAGTTTTTCGGGTATCTCGGGTTATTCGGGATTTTCTGGTATATCTGGTTTCTCAGGTATCTCGGGTTACAGTGGTTTCTCCGGTATCTCTGGTTACAGCGGTTCTGGTATTTCGGGTTATAGCGGTAAGTCTGGTTATTCAGGTTACAGCGGTTCTGGTATTTCGGGCTTCTCGGGATATTCGGGTTCGGGCGAATCTGGCTGGTCTGGATTTTCTGGTTATTCTGGATATAGCGGCTTTTCTGGTATATCGGGCTTTAACGGCACGGGCATATCTGGCTATTCGGGTTATAGCGGGTTCTCGGGCGATTCTGGATATTCAGGCATTTCGGGTTATTCGAGTTTCTCTGGTATTTCCGGATACTCAGGCTTTTCGGGTATCTCTGGTTACTCGGGTTTTTCAGGTATCTCTGGTTACTCGGGTTTTTCTGGTATCTCTGGTTACTCTGGATTCTCAGGCTATTCAGGCATTTCGGGATATTCGGGTTTCTCGGGTATCTCAGGTTATTCGGGTGCTTCGGGGTATTCCAGCTTTTCTGGTATTTCGGGTTTCTCCGGGTATTCGGGTCAAACTGGTGCCGGTGGTGTTATTGCCAACTACGGTAACTTTTATGATACTACGACACAGACCAATGCGGGTACAACAGCCGATAACTTAGTTACAGCAGCTAATACATACATTTCCCAGGGCGTAAGCATTGTTTCTGGTTCCCAAATTACTTTTGCAAATAATGGGACGTACTTCCTTAGTTTTCAAGGCCAGTTCACACAATCGCTAGGCGGAATTAATAGCACCGTGTACGTTTGGATGTCTAAAAACGGTACGACTATTGCAAATAGTGGAGCACTGTTTACGATACTGGGGGTCAACGAGATAACGTATGCTGTTGTTCAAGATGTTATTGACGTAACTGCCGGGGATTACTATCAATTCCATTGGAGTTCCACAGACATTAATACGGAATTACGCTTTTATGCCGCAGGCACATTACCCACAAAACCTGCAACTCCAAGCGTAAACATTCACGCCACCCAAGTAACCTTCACACAGTCTGGTTACAGCGGCTTTTCGGGTTACAGTGGCTTCTCAGGCTCCATCGGCATTTCTGGTTTTAGCGGTTATTCGGGTACTTCCGGTTTTATAGGTTATTCGGGTATTTCTGGCTTTTCAGGCATCTCGGGTTACAGTGGTTCTGGCGTTTCGGGGTACTCTGGCACTTCTGGTTTCTCGGGTATTTCGGGTTTCAGCGGATTCTCTGGTATTTCGGGCTACAGCGGCCTTTCAGGCTATTCTGGTACCTCGGGGTACAGTGGCTCCGGATTGAGCGGCTACAGCGGTTTTAGCGGCATCTCGGGCTATTCTGGCGTGTCAGGTATCTCTGGCTACTCAGGATACTCAGGTTGGTCAGGAATTTCGGGCACTTCAGGCTATTCTGGTTTGACTGGGCCGTCAACCACGATCAACGCAACCGACAGCATTACCAACACAAACTACTACCTGGTGGGTGTGCCCGCGTTGGGTTCCAACCAAACGGCGTATGGTTTCAGCACAGACGGCCTGACCTTCAACGGTTCGACCAAGGTGTTTTCTTCACCTTATGTTGTGGCATTGGGTCCGATCGCTAGTGCGTCATCTACGGGTGCGTTTAGCTACGGCACGCTGGGTTACACAGATACCAACATCTTTGCAAGTTTTTCAACTAGCATTAATACCTACGCGCAGATGGTGTTGCAGAACACTAACGCGGGTACACAGGCGTCTTGTGACTTTATTGTTTCGGGTAACGTCGGTACGGCATCCACATTCTATGGCGACTTTGGTATTAACGGTGCGGGCTTCAGCGCCGCGGGTTCGTTCGGTCTTCCAAGCGCCACGTATCTGTATGCAATTGGCGGCGATCTAGTAATCGGTACGCGATCAGCAAACCGAATCCGTTTTGTTATTAATGATAGCGTTGTAGACGCTATGACAATCGACACCGGCGGCGGTTTTGCAATTAACGGCGCATACGGCACTAGCGGTTACATTTTGTCAACCAACGGCTCTGGCACGCCCCCAACCTGGATCAACGGCACGGGTCTTTCGGGCTACTCCGGCAAGTCAGGTTACTCGGGCACAAACGGCGCTACAGGTACTTCAGGCTATTCGGGCGCCACAGGCACAAACGGAGCTGCAGGCACTTCAGGTTACTCCGGCGCTACTGGTGGCACGGGTGGCACGGGCACTTCAGGCTACTCAGGATTTTCGGGTACTGCAGGCTCAACCATCCTCGGCTCGACTAACACCTGGACAGCAGTCAACACGTTTAACAGCACTATTGTTGGTAGCATCAACGGCAACGCTGCTACGGCTACAACGGCTACATATCTTTCCGGTACAGCGCAAGTAAACTTGATTGTCGGTAAGACCGGGACCACAGTGGATATTAACGCGGCAAACGATACCGGCTCGTTTTCCGTTAGAGGGGACGCCACATATCCGGCCTCCATGTCGTTCCACCGCCCTGGTGCTTACGCTATTAACGTAGGTCTAAGCACCGCTAACAACTTTGTAATCGGCGGGTGGTCAGCTTCGTCAAACGCGTTCTCTATGACTGGTGGTGGTGCGTTGACGATGCTCAATAACATCACTGCCTATTCTGACGAAACACTGAAAAAGAATTGGCGTGATCTGCCTACAGATTTTGTAGAACGTTTGGCTGTGGTTAAACACGGTATCTACGACCGTATTGACCAAGTGAGCACTCAGGTCGGCGTATCTGCCCAGTCTTTGCGACCCCTCATGCCTAATGCTGTTATGACGCAAGAAGATGGCAAACTATCTGTAGCCTACGGCAACGCAGCTCTAGTCTCCGCTGTCCAACTAGCTAAACGTGTTGTTGAGCAAGACGCTCGAATTGCTAAGCTCGAAGCAATAATTGAAGAAATTAAGGCCAAATTGGCATAGATCTTGCATTAATATAGGTGAGCGAAAAACAAATTTCCCAACCTTTTATACTGTAGAGTATATGCCAAAATATAGCATTGTCGTACCAACTTTTAACAACTGTGAAAAGTACCTCAAACCTTGTGTAGACTCGGTTATCAAATACTCAAACATGGCCGATGTGGAGCTGATTATCTCAGCCAACGGCTGCACAGATAACACGCACGCGTATCTGGAATACCTGGAAACAGCGATTCCGAACCTGGTGGTGGTGTGGGATAACCATCCCGTTGGTTTCTCCAATGCAGTTAATCGAGGCATTAATCGCGCCACGACTGACAAGATTGTGTTGTTGAATAACGATACGGCCCTGTTGGACCAAGACCAAAATAAGTGGCTTGAGCGATTGGATGTTGGCGATATCTCCGCTGTGCTTACACAGTGGTCAGATATTACCAAGCAAAAGTTTGGCGTGTTTTTCTGTGTGATGATTCAGAAGCGCGTGTTTGACAGCATTGGCGTGTTGGACAAGGGTTTTAAGGTTGGCGGTTGCGAGGATATTGACTTCTGCTACCGTGCACTTGAGGCTGGTTTTCAGCTGGTTGACGTGGGGTATAAGGGTGATTTCCCGATTTACCACGCGGCCGAGGGTACTGTGCACGACACGGACCTGGTGCAAGATTGGGATAATACATTTTTGCTGAACCAATTGCGTTTGGGCAAGATGTATAACAGTGAGTGGTACAAGTGGCGTTTGACGAATAACTACGAGCGCGCGGTATTTTTGAAGGATGATCCTGTCTTTCCTCGTGAAACCCAGCGCTACGAATGGGCTGCTCGGAATTTGGTTGGTAAGCAGGTGTTGGAGATTGGATGCTCCACGGGATATGGCTACCAGTTTTTGCCGAGCGATGTGTCATATATGGGTTTGGATTATGACCCGATTATTGTGGAAGTTGCAAAAGAGCAGCAATGGTCTGATAGTGCGACTTTCTACCACGCCGACATTAATACGTTTGAGCTGGGTCGTTATAACACCATTATCGCGTTTGAGGTGGTTGAGCACCTAGATAATGGGTTGGAGATTGTTGAGAAGTTAAAAGGTCACTGCAAGCGTTTGTTGATCACGGTGCCGCATGATGAACCCAAAGGTTTTTGGGGTGAGCACCACAAGCTGCACGGTCTGACTGAAAAGGACTTTCCCGGTTTTAAGTTTGAGTACGTTGACTTTGCGGGCAACATAACGAAAACACTGAAAGAGGTGTCAAGTGAGAATCCTGGCAACCTGATGCTTTGCTGGTACGACAATGAGTAAAGTTCTGTGTTCCGTAGCGACACGGGGGCGTTATAACACGACGCTGCCATTGGTGTTGAGTGCCATTATCAACCAAACGAAGTCTCCGGACAAGTTGATCATCTATGATGATAATGATGAGCCTCAAGACATGCGAAAAGAGATGATTTATCAATACTTTTTTCAGATGTTGGACAGCAAAAAGATTCCGTGGGAGTGGAAGTATGCCGACAAAAAGGGGCAACACCACATCCACCAACAGGCCAATATAGCTGGTTTCGACTGGGTTTGGCGCTGTGATGACGATGCTATTCCTGAGCCGAATGTGCTGGAGACTTTGTACTCTTACGCAAAGCGCAATCCAAAGCTGGGTGCGGTTGGTGGCTCGATATTGACACCGCCGGATATGCCGGATACGTCAAAGGTAACGGGCAAGATTGAAGATATTAGTCGGGAGCCGAACGCCCAGTGGAACATGATCAGCCAAGTAAAACCGGTGGATCATCTGCACTGTTCGTTCTTGTACCGCGCGGGTGTGCATGACTTTAACCTGGGTTTGTCGCGTGTAGCGCACAGGGAAGAGACGTTGTTCACCTGGGGTTTACAGCAAAAGGGCTACCAGATTCTGATAGTTCCCAACGCGGTAACCTGGCACATGAAGAACCCACAGGGTGGGATTCGTAGCGAAACGAATGCAGATTTGTACCGGCACGATGAGGAGATCTTTACCAATTTCCTCCGGTGCAAGGGCAAGACAATTGTGGTATTGAATTGTGGCCGTGGTGACCACGTGGTTTTTAAACGGATTCTTCCGTTGATTAAAGACCCGATTGTGTTCACGTGCTACCCAGATATCATCCCCGGAATGAGCATTGCGGAAGCGACAAGCTATTTTGGCAACCTGGATCAGTTCAGCATTTATAAGAAAATGCACCAATGGAACTGGACAGAGAGCTTGGAGAAAGCGTTTAGGAAGATGTACTTATGATTATTATATCACCCTACTCGCAGAAATTGAGAACCGGTAAGAAAAACCCAAAGAACTATCCGTACTGGAAAGAGCTAATTGCGATGATTGACGAACCAATCATCCAGGTGGGAATAGACGGCGAAGAACAGCTTGTCGACGATTTTAGAAAAAATCTGTCAATGGACGAGTTGTCATCCGTTGTTCGCGAATGCCGAACTTGGATATCATGTGACAGTTTCCTTCAGCACCTAGGCTGGGACTTAGGCAAAAAGGGAATTGTTTTATGGGGTCCGTCAGACCCACTTATATTTGGGCATTCTGAGAACATCAACTTATTAAAGGATCGTTCACATTTAGTGAAAGACCAGTTTATTTGGTGGGAAGCAACTGAACACCAAGATGAACGATTTGTGTCACCGCAAATCGTTTTAGAATATCTAAAGGAATAACAAAATGGCAGCATCGGGCTACACAGAATTACAACTATTTAATAGTGCCGTATCCGGCCGCGCTCCATTGCCCGGCGATTTGGTTGCGGGAGAGTTGGCCCTTAATACATATGACGGCAAACTGTACTTTAAAAATACAAGTAATGCTGTTACCTTGCTGGCCTCTGCCGCGGGCGCTGCTGCTGCCACTAACATCTTTGGTGGTACATCGGGTCAAATTCCATTCCAAACCGGCGTAAGTACAACCAGCTTTATTGCGGCCCCCGGAACTTCTGGCACGTATCTGGGCTGGACTGGCTCTGGCTTTTACTGGTCGACCTCAACCGGCGGTTCGGGTTACAGCGGCTATTCTGGACTTACAGGCGTCTCAGGTTATAGTGGCGTCAACGGCGGCGTTGCTGCATCGGGTTTTTCGGGTTACTCAGGTTTCAGCGGTTCAGGCGTGTCTGGTTACAGCGGCACCACGGGCCTTTCAGGCTACTCCGGCGCAGCTTCTACCGCAGCGTCAAACATCCTTGGTGGGGCTACCGGCTCCGTGGTGTACCAATCAGCACTTAACACCACAGCATTTCTAGCCAATTCGAACGGTAAAGTTTTGGTTGGTGGCGTGTCTGCCCCAGCATACGTTGCACCGTCTACGCTTTCTGTTGGCTTAGCTGCCAACACCGCGGGCGGTTCTGCAAATCAAATCACGTACCAATCGGCTACAGACACAACCGGTTTTATCATTGCACCAACTGCGGGGTCTTCAACAAACCCAGGTTTCTTGGCTTGGACCGGTTCGGCGTTTGTTTGGAACCGTTGGTTGTCATTTTTAACGTCGAGCAACATCAATACAGCTCTGGGATATACGGCTGCTGATGCGGCTGGTACAAACGCTTCGGGCACCTGGACAATCAACGTAACTGGCAACGCCGGAACGGCAACTACCGCCGGGTCGGTGTTTAACGCTGGCGGCTGGGCGGTTACTCCTAGCGGAACTAAGTTGTACTTTAGCTACAACGGCTCCGCAGTAGGCTCGCTTGACTCATCGGGCAACTTTATTGCTCTGGGCGACGTTACAGCCTTCGGCACACCATAAGGAACACGCATGACGTTACCAATATCCGGTGCAATTTCTTTCAACGCAATTAACGTAGAACTCGGCGTTGCGGGAACAACCACGGCAAACATCAACCAAGCGTCTTACCGTACATTGGCCGGAGTGCCGTCTGGCGTGATCTCGCTAAGTAATTTCTACGGAAAGTCAAGCACACAGAGTTTTTCTTTTGCTGGCGGTACAAACATTAATTTACGTACTCAGGCGTTAGGCCAAGGCTGGAATGGTTCCGCTGGGCTTATTATGACCAACACGGGCATTATTTCCTCTAACGGTACAGGAAC